ACTGAAGTTCGGTGTTTGTCTGCTACTTCTAATCTTTCAACAATCCCGATGTATTTGATAGGTGCGTCTTTAAGAATGACGATGTCGCCAACCGTTACATGTAGTTTTGTCTTATTGATTAAAAAGGTCGACTTTTGGATGATGACTAGGTCTAGATTAATATCGAAATCATTATCCACAAAACCATAGTCTTTGTAAGTTAATGTAAGGCGATCGAGGAAGATCAATTGCATCATTACACCCCCAGATACCCTTCAAACATCGTAATTCTGCAGGTAGTAGGACTTGCCACACCAGGTTTAAATTCGACTTCGTATTCTCCTGGTTCAACGAATAGAAAATTGTCGCAGGTAAAATCCTGACTACTGTAAATTGAAATGATCTCTCCATTATCGATTTGTCTAATGAATTGATTGTTGGGAACGGAAGAAATATGAACCTCACCACTGTCTTGAATGTGATAAAGCCTTAACATGGTGATGATGGAATCACTTTTTCTGATGATGATTTCAGGATTGTTCACAGCACCATAGATTTCAACTAAAAGAGGTGCCTTTTGGACACCTCGATTGTGAATGTGAATCTTTCCTTCGTAAAACGCTGAATAAGTATAGGGATAAGAATACGGGTAAACTCGCCCAGTAGAGTCTTCATTGACGTTAACGGTATACAATTGGTTTTTTAGCCATAGTGATAATTTTTGAAATACAATCTGACTTTGAAGTGTACCGGCTACAAGTTCTTGTTTTGACAAGGATTTAATGTCGATAAAACAAAAAGCAGATTCTTCTGCTTCATAGATCAACTTCAATCCTTTTTCACCCAGTTTTAAATAATTCATCAAGTCTGTGTAGCCACGATATCCATTTAGAAAGGTAATCGTCGCTTGAATCTCAGTAAGTGCTTGAGTCTGATCGACGCGATCATAGAAGGTATCATACTTTAAATACGTCATCTCTTGAGTAAATCCTAAACCTGTCAGGGTATGAATCAAACAACCACTTCTGTAATCAAAATAGAACTGATTGCCAGAAGGGTTTTCAAGATAGATTTTCCTTATCATATAACGCTACCTCCGAGTGCTCGGTTAATCGAATCGATGTCAAAAGTTGGTGATGTGGTATTGATGGTGATGTTATTGGTATTCGTAGTTGAACGATTGACGTTGTTAGTCGAGTTTGAACTTTGAGTTTGCTTCAGGTTAAATTTATCTCCAAACCAACCACCAATCTTTCCAAAGAATCCACCCACCTTATCAGCAGCATTGCCAACAAAGTCTCCCACACCTTTTGCTACATTGGAGGCAAATTCTCCTATGTTTCCCGTAATGCTTCCGACCATGTCACCGAAGTTCCCAGCAATGTCACCCATCTTAGAACCTAAGTCACCAATCCATTCAAATATTTGGGTAAGGAACTCTACAATTTTCTCTACAACTGCCATCACTGGTTCTAATACTTTTTGAAGCAACTTAATCGCTGGGACTAGAATGGCTTGTAATACTTTTCCAATGATTTCTATCAGAGGTGCTACTAGCTCCAGTAATTCAGCAATAAACTCAATTTGACTCATCAAAGGTATTAAAAGCACTTCGATGATAGGGACTAGCATATCCACTAGCATCACGATAAGTTCAATTAAGACATCAAGAATAGGTGCCAGAGCAGTCATTAAACTATCTACAATCGTCATGATAGGTGGTAGTAATTTCATCAGTGTTTCCCCTAAACGGGAAAGGAGTGCTTTGAATTCTTCACTCTGAAATAGAGCCATCGCAATAATGGCTATGAGTGCACCAATGCCTAGAGTCGCAAAGTTAAGTCCTGCTCCTGCAAATAGTCCTGAAGTTCCGACTGCTTTAAGTGCAGTGGATGCAATATTTAAAATAGGCCCGACTTTCCCAATGATAGAAAGAACAGGACCTATCGCAGTAATTACTGCAGCAAGTGTAAGTATAATTTGTTTCGTTCCTGTATCTAAGTTATTCCACTTTTCAATCCAACTTTTGATGGTTGGTATGATTTCATCCTTAATTTTTTGAAGGAGTGTCTGCATGATTGGTAGAACTTGAACAGAAATATCCATCGCCAAGCTACCTAATGCCTGTTTGGTTTGATCGACTGTATCATTAAACGCACCAGAGATGGCAGCTTGTTCATTAGTAATAATCCCAAGCTCTCTGACTTCTTGTCTAAGCGCTGTAATCGCAGTTTCTTCTTGTGAGAGCATCGGCAGGATTTCAGTGCCAATTTTATCACCAAAGAATTCATTGGCAATGCCGACTCTTAAAGCTTCGTCTGTAATTCCTGAGAGTGAATTTCGAATGAGGTTGAATGCTTGGTCGGCATTGAGTCCTTTAAGATCATCAACCGATAGTCCAATTTGTGCAAGACTTTCAGCAACCTTATCGCCTTTACCAGTCGCAATATCTCCCAGAATACCATTGACCTTTATAAAGGCCTTATTTAGGCTTTCAGTTGAACTACCAGAAATCTTTGCAACGTAGTTCCACTCTTGTAAACTCTCTGCACTAAGCCCAAGTTTAGCGGCCGTATCGGCAATTTCATCTGCCGTATTTGCAGTCTTAACCGCCAGTGCACCAAGTGCCGATAACGCACCTAGTACTGGAACCGTAATCGATTTGGTAAGTGTTGAACCTAGCTTACCAATCTTTTCAAAATTCGCATTGGACAGGTTTGTTATTTTACCACTCGTGTTTTGTAATTCCTTGTTTAACTTGGAAACTTCTGCTTCAGTGTATGCAACATTACGTGCGAGTTTATTGAACTCACTTTCACTCATTTGACCTATCTTGACTGCTTGTTTTGCTTTTTCGAGTTCTAAATTTTGAGTTTCAAGTTTCTTTTTGGTGGTTTGAAGAATGTCGTTGAGTTTAGATTGTTTTTGATTCCATAGTTCAACATTTGAACTGTCGTACTTAAGGTTTGCATTAATGGCTTTGAGATCTTTTTGCTGTTCTTTGAGATCGGATTGTATTTCTTTAAGTTCATTTTCAAGGTCTCTGCCATCAAGACTTAATTTAATATTTAGACCTTTGACTGTTTCTGCCATCACTGCTCACCTCCTTAACATTAGATTAGAAATCTATCAATATCTGTCTGTGAAGCTTTCTTGACATCACTATTTCCAGATATCACTTTCATTTCGAGTTGCACTAATTCAAAGTAAGTTGTGATATCAAAATACTTCGAATCTTCAATCGAGAGTCCTAGATGAGCCAAGTTAAAAATAATATTTGAAGTCGCGCCAAACTCGGGCTCATCATTTGGACTGTGGGGTTGGTTTGGCGCTTTTTTGGAGAGTTCCTAACATCTCTCCTATGGTTTGTGAGAGTATTGCAAGTTCTTCTGTATCACTAAGAATCCCAAAATCGAGTGCCATTAAGAAATCATTGTAGGATGTTTTGCTGAACGGTCGATGGAGCACATAGATGATGCGGAAGATTGTATCGATCACTAGTGAGAAATCTTCTTCTTTGATGTTCTTACCTTTTTCTAGCTTTTTAATGTCGCTGAAAAGTTCGGAACCGAACACATTTCGATAATCGATAATTGTAAATAAGGATGAATGGAGCTTGTACTCTTTCTCACCGAGTTTAATCACTTTTTCCATGTTCAATTACTCCTTAGATGAAGGTTGGTAGAACTGGTGCAGTTGTTAAGAAACTAGCATAGTTTGTATCTCCGACACTTGCAATCACACGAAGGATCAGATTATTTCCTGATTCAATCGGACGCGCAGTAATGGTGAGTGAGATAGAATTGGCTTCAATTGAATCAGCTTTTGATTTGCTGGCATCGCCTGAAGGTGTCGCTGTACAAAGGTAATACCAAATACGACGTGCTTTCGCATCGCCCTGAATCTCATATCCCAATGCGAATGTCTTCGTTTGACTATTCACAACTTCAACAAAGTTACCGTTGGTGTCTGTTTTGAAACCAAAGATATCCTTTTTAAATTCATCATCAATCTCAGTGAATTTTAGAGTCACCGTTGATCCTGAATTCGATACGAGTGTGGCGATGACTTTGTCATCTGCGTAGACTTGTGAGCTTCCACCGATAATTTCAGTGGTAATTTCTTGAGCACCGACTAAACGCTTTGGTGTTCCAAACGACCAAGAACCATCTGTTCCTATAGTAGCTAGTGCATAGTGGACATTGGTTAGTCCAAAAGTAACCTTGTTACTCATGTTTTATTTCCTCCTGTTTAATTTCATAGACTCGATTAACCGAGTGATCTTCATTGACATATTCTGTAATCATTTGATAATTCATCCCCGACTGGTATAAAGCAGCTTCAAGTTGCTCCTCAATCAAGGGTTCTTTTGTTTTTGTAACCAGTGTGATTTGATAGGTGATAATTCGAACCAAAGTCTTATTATCAGCATAGGTTTGTACTCTATCACTAATTTCCTGGTAAACGATGAAAGGATAGACTTCTACTTCATCGACATCGATAGTATTGGTGCCATAAGACACTCTGCTTGGTAGTAAATTGTTCAATACTTGAAATAGATGTTCGATAAAATTCATCATGCACCACCTCTTTCAATAATGGATTTGATAGCTTCCACCATATCTGGAGCGAATGCATCATAAGCTGGACGCATGAATGGGCGAGGCCCGACAAACTTACCACCTCGATGGGTAAATCCAAATTCAAGAAGGTGAGTTAATCTTCCTTTGTTACTTGAATAAATGGCGATACGCTTATTGATGCCTTCACCTTCCGGAACTGCGACAAATGAGTCGGCAAATCCATAGGCTTGTCCACTTCTGGGAGCTTTT